TCAATGCCGCCAGAAGCGTGAGAAATGTTGCCGACAGTAAACGCTCCATCGACTTCGGAAGTAAGCTGAAATCCGTTATAAGCAATGCCAACCGCAGGCGCTGTAATCGTAACCACGTTAGCAACCGCTTGAGCTGTATAGTCGCTAGGGCCAGAGGTAATAGCCGCTGCAACATTAGATGCTGTTAGGTTGTTCGAGCCATTGTGCGAAACAGGACTACTAATTAAATCGACAGCGTTAATGCGCAAAATTCGCAGTTCGTCCCCAGGGTTGCTGGTCCCGCCAGTCACCTCGAAAGAAGCTGTAGCGGCAGTACCCCCAGCAGTACCGGCAGTCACTTCAAATGTGTTGCGCGCACGACCATCAAACCAATCAGTTATTCGTGTGCCATCAAAATAGTGATATATCCGGCCATCTGCAAATTGCGCAGCTGCGTACACTTTTCCGTTGTAAAACGTTGCTTTTAAAACGTCAGTCAGCTCCTCCCCAGAAGGATGCTGCAACCTAATGTAAGTCACGTTAGACGGCGTATCGGCTGGGAAGGTGACGCTAGACTCAGCATCGGAGCCGAAGGTATAAATCTGACCAGCAGAAGCGGCCAACCCAATGGTATTAGTTGGCAAAGTAACAAGCTCGACAAACGCAGGGCGCTTCTCAATTTCGCCACCTCGCGTGATATGCGCGTTCTTTAGCTCGATCAAAGTACCTGGAGCGGCAGTGACGTTCATGCGCCGACGATCTAAGCCGCCACGGAAGTCTTCGACCAGTATGTAAGGCATCAGCTGTTTCCTGTTGTGGCAATCAATGGTGGGCCTTTGGGCCGATACATGCCATCCGGCTCGCCGCCGCCAATGACAAAGGTTTCAGTCTTAGCCATACGCGCCTTCAGACGTGCGTAATGCGCTTGAGCCTGTGCAATCTTGTTTTGAGCATCAGCTTGCTTTTGACGCGCCAGAATTTCGGCTGAAGCGTACAAAACAATCAGCTGGTCATCCAAATCCGCAGTGTCGGCCTCGCCAGTAAACTGACTTAGGTTTTTAATACCATGCACACGAACACTGTCTGTGCCTGTTGCAGCATCAGAGTTGTTGGAAGGGATAGGCCACATTTCGATCTGATTGTTTTCGTATGCGTCATAGCGACGGATAGGTGACGAGCGAATACCTCGATCGCTGTCATGCTGATTGTAATGCTCGGCAGTGATACCATAATGCAGCTTGCTCCAGTAATCGCCGTGCTTAACTTCCATGCGCTCGATACGCTCAAACACTAGATCATCAGGTACGTCATAGTAACGCTGACCCGCACTAATATTGATGTCACGACGAATGCTTAAAAAAGGCCAGCTGTAGTCCTCCCACAGCCGCCTTTGCGTTCTTTGTAACATATTAATGAATACATCGCGTGTCGCCTTGCCTAAATTCGGCTGCAATGAATGCCCGACTTCCGCTCTTAAATCATCAATCAGCTGTCCTAATGACGTACCTCTAGCCATGATTTATTCCTCAACAAATGCCTCATTCTCAGGCGTTGCGGGGTCATCCTTAACAAAATGTCCCTTTTCAGTACGGGCGCGCTTCTTTGTTGCCCTTCTCTTAATCGGCTTCAAAGGTTCCGGCTTCCATGATGGATCGAGCAGTTCGTCTGGGATGCGCGCAGCCTCTAAAGTCGCAGGCAAGTCACCAAACTGGTTGAACATACCAATCACCTTTTCATCTTTGTAGAAGCTACCAAGGCGGTTACGCTCTTGGTCGACTGTTGCGTCTGTTTCCCCAACAATCCGAATGTTGGTTACAGCATCAGCGCCGTGGATGGACTGCAACAACATTATCTCAGCCGGTGTAACTTGGGTTTTTGGTACAACGCTACGAATATCCCCACCAATAGCGACCGTACACTTGCATAGTTGAAACATAGTTTTCTCCTGGTTGTGATGGAGGGGCGCAGTGCGCCCCCCCTTTGAAATTATGCAATTTCATAAACACCGTGGCAGTTCAGCTGAGTTGCTGAAAGTGCCGCAGTAGTGGTGATAGCGCGGTACATAACGTACTGCGTTGCTGGACGCGCAGGGCTGTGACGCTTCATCTTTTCGCCGTCCATGTAGTACATGCACAGTTTGGATGAATCGATGATGTAGCAACGTTTGCTGGGATCTTTTCCAGAAATAGTCAGATCATCGAGCGTCGGGTCATAAGCGAATGTCAGACCATTGTAGCTGATCTCGCCCATTGCGATATTCTGGCCGCGTGAGAAGCCAGTCTGCGAGTAGTTACCATTGCGGCGAAGTTCGTCACCAAGACGATCCAAGAATGCTGAACCACAAACTGCAACGTTTGGCTTACCACCAAAACGCTTGAGTTGGCGCATTTCTGAATGAAGAGTTTCAATCAGCTCTTGACCGCCAGACGTTGTAGAAATCGCAACGTTAGAGCGGTTGCGCCACCATGTGTTAGACACTGTGGACAAACCGCCGACAGTAGTGCCAGCAACAGTCGGATCATCCAAAACTAAAGTCTGAATACCAGCAATCGCATTGGCGTCTGCTGTGCCGTCGCCATAAAGGAAGTCATTGATACCGCGTGTGTACCCTTCCATCATGTCGTCGAGCTTGTCTTCAAACAAGTTTGCAAGAACAGTCTGGTCGCGCCCAGAGTGATTAGAAACACCAGAAGATGTGGTGCTGTCCGTAACGCTAATACCGTCCTTTTTAAGTTCGGTCAGCGTCAAGGAAATACCAGCGTGATGCTCTTTCCATGAGTAGTTTGCGCGCTTGATGTTTGCTGGGTTTGCATAAGTTACTGTATCGTTATGCGTGTAGCCAGAAACTGAAGTGGTGTAAGTGCCTTTTACGGCTACACTCATTTCACCCTTGCCCCCTGGGAATGTCTTAGACCCAGAGTCCATTGCTTTAAGCAAAGGCTTATCTTGCAGTGATTGTGAATAAACGTTGCCTTTGTCGATATAGTAATCGAGGGCAGCGTTAGCGATGTTGTCGAGTTCGGCTGAACTAAAAGCCATCTTACTTTCCTAACGTGTTATGATTGGCCCAAAGCATTGGCAATCGCATCTTGTAACGACTGTGGTTCCGCTTGTGGGCTTCCTCCAATTTTGCCACCTGATGCCGTCTTAATTGGGCGTCGGTCTGCAAAGCGCGTTTGGAAGCGGGTGTTTACCGCATCGTAAGCCTCTTTCGCCATAGATATTGCATCTTGCGGCGTGTTTGGCCTTCCTCGCTCTGAAACCATAACCCTAATTCGGTCATCAATTTCTTCTTGCTTGAGGTTAAAGTCAGGGTCCGACTGTCGGGCTTTCTCTTCCCACGCAGTCACCGTTTCAGCCAGCGAGTTAATATGCTGACGCGCGACGTTCTGCTGTTGCGCTTGAGCATATTGATTTACTTGGGCGTTAGCCCTTTGCTCACCAGCTCTCGCAACCGCTAACTCGCGTCCCGCATCCTCGTCTAAGTAGCCATCGTCAACACGGGTCTGAATATCTTGCGGCAGCACAATTCCAGCTGCTTGGGATAAATTCTGCACATACGGTTTTAGAGCATTAAGTGCGGCCATCGGATCGGCTTTCATCAAAGCCATGATCTCCAAACCTTTCGCAGCTTCATCACCAGACAGTTGGTTGTCCATCAGGTAATTCTGCATCACGTTAAACTTTTCAGCACTATCCTTGTATGAGTTCCGTTCTTCCAATACTTTCTTAAAACGTGGATGTTTATGAAACGGTTCGTCAGAAAAATCCTCTGCATCATCGACTACTTCATCGTTTTCAGCATCAGACTCAGCTACAAGCGTATCCGGTTCCTTAACCTCGTTCTCAGAGTGCGACTCTGGCTCCTCTTCGGGCTGTATCGCGTCTTGTATGACACTCAACAAATCCGCTTCGGTTTCGCTTTCTGCGGCAGACGACACCGCATTATCGTCCTCGATTACTTCGGTCTCGGTGGACGGTTCCGCAACCTCGGTTTCTTCAACCATCTTAGCGTCCTTCTCCTTTTATTTTACATCTGTTGATCGTAGTTATCAACAAATTGCAAAAATTTACTGGTTATTAGCTCCCATCGGCGCTGGGCCTCCCCCGCCCCCTGGAAGCTGCCTCGGTGCATTATCTGCACCCCCTCCTGGTGGACCCTGCAAAGCTGGATCACCAGTTCCCGGTTGTTGCGCTTGGTTCATTGCAACAATACTAGGAATCTTATCTGCAAACGCGGAATCAAGCTCGAGCTTGTCATCGAGGCGTTTAAGCAATTCTTTAGCCAGCCATTTCGGATCTATACCCGGTATTTGCAGCAAGAACGGCATGATCCGCTCGATGTTTGCAAGCTCGGCTGCGCGGTTAGGCTTACCCGTCGATCCCGCTTCGATCTCCAAGTAAATCTCTTCCATAATCTGATCGCGCGTCATTTCGGGCCAAACAGCGCCGGGACCAACAATCTTCTTAACTTCATCGATAGACAAGTTAGCCAAGACAACTTGACCGGCAGCGCGCGTCATTTCGGACATAAAGCTGTCTAGCTCGTCAACATTCGCGCCCATCGTGGACATACGCGCGCTTTCGGCAATCGATGTCTCTGTCGCCGTAGCTCTGGATAGCCCACCAAACTGAGCCTCTTGCGCACCGACAACAAGCTGAATGTCGTCAAATATGGTGCGAACTTCATACAAGTTCGGATCAATGCCAATCTGACCCACCGGCTGAATTACGTCATTAACCTTCTGACCGGCTGCAAGCGCCTGCAACTCGATGACTGCGTTTGCTGGGTGCGTAGCCAACTTTTCCTTATCAGCATCCTCCAGAACACCGGCTGGTGCCGCATACTTCGGGCGATTAGCCCTTCTGTGTTCACGCAAACCTTGACGCGCACGGTTATATTCATGCTGCATAGGCATCAAAAGGCTTATGTCTGATGGAGGATATAGATGATCTTTATGCTCGATCTCATTGAACACCAACGAAAAGATAGGCCAGAATGTTTCGACTTTTACGTCTGGCCCCATAGGCTCCCGCAAGAAGTCATTGTGACCATCGGCAAT